CTTCACACGGGAATTTTCGCTGATTCAGTATCTATATTCCCAGTTATGATGACAAATGGTCTTTATATCGAAATTGATTTAAATGAAGCAGATAATGTTATTAAGCAGTTAGATTCTGTCCTTCGTGATAACAGAACCCCGCTTAATCCATTTTTTCATTCATTAAATGGTTCTGATGTTCCAGATGATTGGGCGAATGGTTCTGGTTCTGATACTTTCTATGTTGATGGATTAAATAATCTTTCTGGTGCTGATAGAGTAGCACGTTTCCCATTTGTTGTCGGTGAAACCATTAATTTCTGTAGATATAATAACAATGGCAGTATTTCTGAATTTGATGATACCGCGACGATTAGTGAAATTAATTTATCATCGGCTGCTAATGATGGTGAAGGTTTAATAGAAGTTGTTCTTGATGCTACAATAACCAATAATGGAGTTGATTTAACAGGTGGAGATTATGTAATGTATTCTACGGCAGTAGCAGATGCGGCTTCATATGATGCTAGTTATACAGTCAGTAATGTAAATCTTGTTGTTTCACAAGTAATGCTTGAACCCCAATTTGAAGCGGGTATGATTAATAAAGTGCGTGAAGGAAGGGCGATTGAGTTTGATATTTTATCTGCTACTAATTATAAGCATAGTATTCTTGCTACTGATAGACAAACAACTTTCCAGATTTTCGCCCAGAACAGCAGAGCAAAGGCACTTTTAGTTGTTCCACAAGATAGCAGTGTTTATACTTCGGCACAGAAGATTTCGGGTTCTGGAACTTATCTTATCAAAGGAACTAATTATTCTGTTGATAATACAACAAGTAAAGCGGCTCATGATATTTGTATCGCTTCTAATCGTTCAGCATACACTGGTATTATTGATGAATTATCAAGCATTCAGTATACTATTAATGGTAAGCGTGTTCCTTCTCGTGAAATTTCTACGAGAAAATTAGCGACAAAGAATTCATTAGATGCTTTCCATCTTTATGAATTAGAAAAGACATTAGATAATAGTGGTATCAAACCCCGCTCTTTCAGTGAATTCCAGAATAACTTTGTTTTTGGTCGTGGTTTCTCGGCTGGTGGTCAGAATGGTGTATTAGATTTACGTGGTAAAGATCTTGCTGTTATTCTCAAGTATCAGACATCTACGCAACCAAGCAAACCGAAGTTATTTAACTCGTTTATTTTCCACGTGCTTAGATTAGTTATTAGTGATGGTTCAGTTGAAGTAATTCAGTAAACCGAAGGTAATCTTTGATAAATCAAAGATATGCTTCGCTAAATTTTTTATTAATTTAATTTTTGATATTTTTATAATACTTTAATTATAAAATATGACTTCTCGCTACATTGAAATTCGCCCCGATAATATTCCAGCCGATGGAAAGATTTCATTTAAAAATGGTTTCCCCGTGCTATCTTTTACTATATCAGCACAAGATGGTATGCTTGACCCATCTACAGTAAGGATTGTTGGTAATTTTAACGCTTTTAAAGATAATCTTACTACTCCCACTCGTTTAACAGATGGAGACAATGTTACTATGAATAATCGCCTTGGTATTTACAATGTTATTGAATCTCTAACTGTCCGTGCTAATCGTTCAAAAATGGTATGTGAAAATATCCGCCATTATTCAAAGTTTATGAATTCGTATCTTGCCTGCACTAGTTCTCTACAAGACCAGATTGGACATCTTCAGCAGTCGTGTTTAATTTATCCNAATGCCACTACTTTCCGTAAATCTGTGATGGAAAGTCTTGATGCGGCTGTTTCTCCAACTAATGATTTTTCATTTCATGTCCCGTGCGGTTTTATGCAGTCTGGACAGATGGTAGATTTACGCTCTGATGCTTTTGGTGGTGTCCAGTTAGAATTTTTACTCCAACCAGATTCAAATGTTCTTTTTAATACTAATGGTTCTACTGCTGGTATTGGAGATGCTCATTATGAATTATCTAATCTCAAATTAACTTGTGAAATAAGTGATATTCCTGCTGGCACTCCCAGTGGTAGTGAAGGGGCATATGATTTTAATACTATTACGTCTCTTTACACTAGTATTAATTCTACGAATGCTCAAATTCAGTATTCACTTGCTTTACAGAATGTTATATCTGCTTTTGTTACATTTATGCCCGTTTCTAATATTAATACTCTTACTCAAGATGGACAGTCTACGACTTTCCCCAGCGGTGATGGAAGTTCTCTTACAGCACTTGCTCCAATCCGTAGAGTTCAGTATCTCAAGGGCGGTAGCAAATATCCAGCAGATTTTGATTATGTAACTAATATTGTTGATGCGGAGAATACCGATTCAAAGGTTGTTGATCCACAGATAGTTAAAACTCTAGTTGAAGCGATATCTCCCGACAGCCAGTATTCTATGGAACGTCTATCTGTATCTCCGGTTAATATGAATCGTAATTACAGTATGATAACTGGTGCTACTGAAGAAAATTCATATCTTAATATTGCTGAAGGCGGTGGTGTCTATGGTTTAGCAGTCAAGTATGGTATTGGTGAAAGTGGTGAAGATTTCACTACTGAACAGTGGGGTCTATCTGTTGAGAGCGACCTTCGTTCTGATAATCCAGTTGGCGTTTATATCTTCATTAAGTCCAAGTCTCAACTCTTATATTCCCCGCAGGGAGTCCAGTTACGCCAGTAAGTTTTTTTCTATACCTTTTTATTTGATTAATTTTTTTTTTATTTTTTTATAATACAATCATTATAAAATAAAAATGGACGGTGATATGCGTGATGATGATGATGATATTCCGAATTTCCTTATGCTTGATCAAATCCCAGTTAACTACACACAGCAGTTAGAAACTGATTTACTTGAACCAGTTGTTTTCTCGCAGGGTGCGGCTACAACTGATGGTTTTGCTCGTTTTACTCTACAAAATAAGGGTTTTTTACATTCTCACAGTAAATTATTTGTCGCTTTAAAACCCGGTGCTGGACAGACTGATGTATTCCTTCAACCACACGTGGGTATTGGTCAAGTTGTAAAGAAGGCGGTTCTCAAGATTGGTAATAAAACTCTTAATGAAATTGATAGTTGGTCTGGTCTTCATGCTGTTAAGTCGTCTCTAATTACAAATGAAAATAATGTTGAGCGTGAGATGTATTTAACTGGTCGTTCTATGAATTTTGGATTTCTTTACAATGCTGATAGTAAAGTTTTTGCCGATCAAATTGGTTTAGATAACGGTATGGAATATGATTCTACAAATGATAGATTAAATCAACCATCTTGGGCGAGAATGGATTTCGCAAACCCCGAAGAATGCCCTTCATACAGTATTGATTTAAGCGACCTTTTCCCTTTCCTTAAGGTCAACCAGTTACCATTATATTTAATCAAAGAACCGATTAATATTGAGATTACTTTCCATCCGACTACAAAAAATCGTGTTCAGATTAGTGCGGGTCAAACACCGGACGTTGCGTGTGAAATTGTAAGAGATGAACTTAAATTTTGTGCTGATTATATCTTCTATGGTTCTAGCGATGAAATGGATAGATTTGCTGGTGGTCGCGGTAAAGACATAAACTTCTCATTTGTTGATTATCGTTTAGTTGAACATACTACATCTCCAACACAGTTAGCATCTGGACTTATTCGCAATCTTGGTATGGCGAATCGTATGGTTCCGCGTGTTATTTCTCTATTTGCGGCTGATGCTCAAGATGAAGACACTATTTTGGGTCGCAATAACAGTATGGCACCTTCACAGAGTGCTAGTGGTGTTGCTGGATCAGTTAGATACAATATTCGATACAATGATAGATTTGAGTTTACTTCCGATGTTGATAATATGTCGCGTCTATTCTCTATTTTCCAGCAGTCTGAAGGTGTTCCTTTCATTGCTCGTCAGCAATTTAGTGATTGTGGCACAGTTGCGGGTGGTTTAACAACTGATACTTATCAAGGTCGCAATCAGCAAGGTATGGAAGGTCATATGTTTAGTCTTTCTACTCGTCTTACTAATGGTCGTGTTGGTCAGCGGGGTATTGAACTTCATATTACTCACGATGCCCCGTCTTCTGGAAGGGTTGTTGATTTACTACGCTGTTATTGTGAATATATTCGTGTGGCACGTTTAGATAATGGTTATTTCGAAGTGTATAACGCTTAATTTAATTTAAATTTTTTTTAATTAAAAAATAAATCTATTTTATATTCATATAAATAATGAGTATAAAATCTAAAAACCCTTCTGAAGATATTTCTAAAGCGAGACCAAAGTTAAAACCAAATACAGTTAAGCAATATGAAACTCAATTAAAAAGATTACAAAAATTATTTGATACTGATGGTTTTGATTTCTTAAAAAATGTAGATGAAGTTGTAGATAAATTAAGTGATAAACATTTTACAACAGCAAGGAATTTTTATAATAGTATTATTGTTTTATTAATGGCATTGAATCATGATAAAAAACACGATAAATTAATTGAGAAATATGTTACAATAAGAGATAAATTAAATGAGCAATATGCTGAAGATCAAAGCACAGGTAAAATATCTGAAAAACAAAAAAATAACTTTGTTGAAATTTCAGAAATACAAAAGATGTTAACTCAAATGGAAAATGAAATTAAAAGGGATAAACTTAAGAAAAAGGAAAATATTAATCGTAATGATTTAAATTTACTTCTTGGTTATACTTTATTTTCATTTTTGTTAAGATTACCGACTCGTAATGATATGAGTGGAATGAAGATAATATCAAAAACTGCATATAATAATTTAGCCGATAAAGATAAAGAAAATGAAAATTATTTAGTCAAAGAAAAGAATAAGATGTTTTTAGTTCT